GTTTCGTCGGCAGCGTCAGATGTGTATAAGAGCAAGGAAATATATTATGCCTAATCTTCGCGATGGCCTCAATAACGTTGATATTGCCAACGCTATTCGATCCGACGCTCGCCGCGAGTACCAGGAGATGGTGCCTGAGGCAACCAAGGCCAACATCCACGACACGCTGTCCAACATCATGTCGGACAACATCACCCGCAACCTGTTCATGGACTCTCTCGTCAACCGTATCGGGTCCACGATCGTGCGTGACATGGTGTGGAAGAACCCCCTTGCGGTGTTCAAGCAGGGGTTCATGGACTTTGCCGACACGATCGAGGAGGTTCACCTCGACATGGTGAAGCCTACTCTCTACGACCCCAACCGGGACTCGCTTGAGAAGGATATCTTCGGGCAGAGCCGCACCCGCTCGTACTCTGCGTTCCACACCACGAACAGGCGCGAGAAGTTCAAGATCTCCATCAACGAGGTTGAGTTGCGCAGGGCGTTCCTTAACGAGCAGGGCCTGTCGAACCTCGTGTCCGGGATGATGGCGGCCGTCTCCACCTCTGACGAGTGGTCAGAGTTCCTGGAGATGTGCTCCCTGATTCGCGAGTACGAGAACACGCACGGGTTCTTCCACGTGCAGATCCCCGACCTGAACGTGCTGGTCTCCAACAAGGATCAGACTGACAGCGCGATCAAGGCTCTTCAGGTTGCGGCCAACAAGATGATGTACCCGACGCGGGCGTACAACAGTCAGGGTGTGCCGTCGTTCGCCAAGCCGGAGAACCTGGTTATTATTGCGACTCCTGAGTTCCAGGCGAACATTAACGTCACCTCTCTGGCGGCGGCCTTCAACCAGGAGCGTGCAGGCATGCCGTCGCACGTGATCACGGTCCCGAACGAGAGTCTTCAGCTAGACGGTATCTCTGCGATCCTGACGACGAAGGAGTTCTTCCTCATCAAGGACGTGTTCGTGGAGAACCGCTCTATGGAGAACCCTGACGGCCTGTACAACAACTACTGGCTGCACCACCACTCGATCCTGAGCCTGTCCCCGTTCACTCCTGCGATCGCGTTTGGCACTAAGCCTGAGACTAAGATCGTGGTTCAGGCGGCTAAGAACGCGGAGATCCAGGGTATCAAGGTTGGCACACAGGACGGTAAGCACAATGTGACGCCGAAGCCTGGCGAGTTGCGCTCCCTGGATATTGACTGGAAGACCCCGCTTGCTGAGGGCATTCACCCGGCTATCGGCTGGTCGATCAGTGGGCAGAAGTCCAAGAAGACCCGCGTCTTCAACAACACCCTGGTTATTGGTGATGATGAGGTGAAGGGTACTGAGATTAGTGTGAAGGTGACTGTCGACAATCCTGGCGCTGACGGCAACAAGCCGCTGACGGCCTCGACCACTGTCACGGTGTCCTGATACACTGGGCCATAACCGCCCCACTATCCCAAATGGGATGGTGGGGCTTTATGGTTGAGAGGAGAAAGTGTTGAGTCAGATTAATGAGATGCCGCCTGAGACCGGGGCGGGGCTTTCGTTTGACTACTCGGTGTGGTCTGCGGGGTCTGTTCTTAGGATGGTTAACGTTCCGTTTGACAACACCTATCGTGACATTATTGACTGGACTCGCTACGGGTCGCCTAAAGAATATGTGGAGTCGTTTGAGCACTCTCAGTCGGTGCGCCTGGACTCAATGACATACTTGGCTCAGGGGCGACCGATCAGGGTTCCAACGCCTTTTTCGCGTGCTGTGCAGTTCAACTACGTGATGGTGACGAATCCTGGGCGACCGTCATCGGCGTTTACAGCCGACTATCAGCCAACCGTCTTCTTCTATTTCATTACAGATGTGCAGTACCTTAATCCCGGCACTACGCAACTTGTGCTGCAACTTGATGTGTGGACTACTTACTATGACCGGGTTGAATTTGGTCGGGGCTTTCTCGAGCGGGGCCATATGGGCATTGCTGCTACTGACTCCTTCGATGATCACGGTCGTACTTGGTTGACTGTTCCTGAGGGACTTGATCTTGGTGGTGAGCACATGGTTGCTCGTAACTATCGCAAGGTTCTGGGGGACATTCAGAACAAAAAGTATGACGTGATTATTACGTCTACTATTAAACTTGACGCCCCCTACGGGTCGCGTACATCACCCTCGATGATTATGGCTGACGGTTCTGACATGGAGGGGCTTCCCAACTCCGTAGACATCTGGTGGGCTGATGCTGCTGGCTTCGCTGCTGGGATGAAGTATCTTGCGGATTATCCTTGGATTGCTCAGGGGATTGGTTCCGTGACCCTGGTCCCGAAGGGGATGCTTAAGGGGGACGGTTCTCGCAAGGTGCAGCTGGGGAGCGCGTCGTGGTGGGCACTGACAAACCCTGGCGTTGAGAACAAGCGTGGCTACTGGATTACTCGGGAGAACTTCCGCGAAAATCTTATGCGTCTGGTGCTACCCGAGTACTCTGAGTTGAAGAAGTTCTGTACGGCACCGTACACGATTCTTCAGTTTACGACATACACGGGTAACCCGATCGAGGTCCGTCCCGAGTCGTTGGCGAGTGATGATATTGGGTTTACTGCGTGGGTGCACCTCGCGCCGCCAATGCCCCAGATTCTCTTCTCCCCAAACTGGTTGAACAGGCATCCCCGAGCCGATGTGATTGATGTGGATGCTGCCACCTGGACGCAGCAGACGGGTGAGGAACTAGATGTTGCGACAGGCTACCAGAGCCTACCGACGTTTGCGGTCCTCAATAACTCTGCGCTCAACAACCTGGCTTCGAATGCTCACACGATTGCGCAGCAGTACAATGGGGCGAAGTGGGCTCAGCAGCGTGCGCAGCGGGCAGCAACGGCTAGTCGGGACATTGCTAACGCGGGGATCGCGGCGACTCAGGCGGGGGCTGAGAACTCGATGTGGGGCAACAGCGCAAACGCGGACTCTCAGTCCCGTTACAACAACATGCGTGCCACGGTGTCAGCCGTGCAGGGTGGGATGACCGCCCTGGGTGGTGTGATGGGCCTGAACGCCCAGGCTGTCGGGCAGGGGCTCGGGCAGGCGGCCACCTCTCAGGTGAACGCCATGATCAGTAACAGTCAGGCTCAGTCGCAGGCGCACATTCAGAATCAGCTGGTGTCGGGGCAGTCGCAGATCAGTCAGCAGCAGCAGCGTGCTGTGCGGGACACGAACTATGAGTTGGCTCAGTTCTCTGCTAACGGTGACTATGAGAACGCGATTGCGTCTGTTAACGCTCAGGTTCAGGACATGCAGGTAATTCCACCGTCAGTTGTGGGGCAGACCGCGGGGACTGTTACACCTATGGTTGCCTATCAGATGTCACTGGACTGTCGCGTTCGCATGCTGTCGTTTAACTCGATGCGGCGTATTGGGGATTTCTGGCTTCGTTATGGCTACAATATGAACGTCTGGGTAAGTATGTCTAAACTCTCCTTGATGTCGCACTTTACGTACTGGAAGATGTCTGAGTGCTATCTGGTGCGCGCAAACATGCCTGAAGCCTTTAAGGGTACAATTAGGGGTATCTTCGAGAAGGGGGTTACCGTGTGGAAGCAGCCGTTCAATATCGGTAGGACGAGTGTCAGGGAGAACCGGATCGACACGAGCGTAAAGGTGAAGTTAAGTGAGTAAAAACAATGACTTTGTTTCTCGCGAGTTCTACAGGAAACCGGGGGAACTGACTTCAAGCAGTTCCGAGAACCGGCAGATGGTTCTGCAAAACATGTACTTCCGTCAGCTAATGGGGAAGTGCATGTCACGGTTTACGTGGGAGGGGCTGCCTAACGACATTGACCCCCGATTTATTGAGAAAACCATTTTCAGTAACGGCTTCAGCGTCTTCTACTTCGACACCCTCCTGGAACTGTTTATGTCCATGCCCGCAACACCAACAGGCATGCTCGACATCCAGGACAACCCTGTCAAGTACGTTGTCACACGCAACGGCGTCTACTCCCGAGCGGTGGACGCCAGCGACTGTGTAACCATCTGGGGCAACCAGACCCGCATCAGCGACCTCGACATCGTCCGCATCTACTCCGAGCGACTTGCTCTCGTAGACAGGACCATTGAGATCGACCTGCTCAACGAGCGCAACCCCATGATCGTCGCGTGCAGCAACGACCAGAGGCAGACCATCACCAACGTCATCTCCAAGATCTACGACGGCGAGCCCGTCGTGTGGGGGACCGAGAGCATCGCCATGGACAACCTCGCTAACACGATCGGCGTCTTCCCGCTCAACCAGAACGCCGGCGCGGGTGCGGTCTCGTCGATCAAGCACATGGAGTCCAAGGCAAAGATCTGGGGCGAGGCGCTCACGATGCTCGGCATCATGAACGTCAACAGCGAGAAGCGTGAGCGTATGGTCGTCGAGGAGGCCTCGGCCAACAGCGGGCAGGTGCTCGCTTCCAGGGAGCAGTTCATGAAGCCTCGCGAACTCGCGTGCGAGCAGATCAACGCCAAGTTCGGGCTCAACGTCTCCTGCACGTGGGCCGTGGACGACAACGCGACCCCGGACCTGAATGACGCGCTTGCTATGCAGAACATGACACAGCTAGGAGGGGACGATGCCGACGCACACGCTCAGGCTTAAGGATGTCGACCGGATCACCGGAGGGCACTGGGGGCTCGACAGGTACGAGATCTTCGATGAGTCGTACCGGGAGAAACTGAACTCGCGCATTAAACGAGAGTTCTGGCTGAACGAGATCGGGCACGAGACGATCGATATCTTCATCTGGCGCCTTGAACTCAAGATGGACCTCATTATGCCCCGGTACAACCGCATGTACCTGGCTGAGTTGCAGAACACGGACCCGCTCGACGGCGGCACAGCGTCCAGCAGGACACGGCAGTGGGGCGACTCCAGCAACGACGGCACCAACACGAGTTCCAGCAACGGGACAGGGTCTGGCACCAGCAAGGGGAGGACTGTCGCATCGGACACTCCTCAGACGCGACTGGCAGGTAATGCTGACTACGCGTCATCCCTGTCGGACGCGACCAGCGAGAACAGCAACAAGTCAGCGTCTACGTCCGCGGGGTCCACGAACTCTCGTAGCCACTACGACAACAACCAGAGCAGTGACTCCCAGCAGCGTGGGGGCAAGGCTCAGATGATTGCTCAGTACCGGGGTACACTGGTTAACGTGGACAACTTCGTCATCGAGGAACTACGGGATCTCTTCCTTGGCGTGTGGGATGTTGATCGGCCGCTCACGCACTCACCACTTTATGGAGGTTACTATGCCTAATATTAACGACATCATCAACTCTATTGACCGTGCGATGTGGCGGATCCAGGACTCGCGCGTCAATAACGTTACGCCCTTCACCTACCGCGACGGACTCACGTACCTGGAGGTGCTGGAGCGGATCCGCGGTGCTGTCTCTGAGACGATCAACTATGTTGGGGAGTTCGGCGAGGAGCAGAAGAAGATCATCGCCAGCATGAACGAGAAAGTTACAACGTTCATTGCAGAGATGGAAAAGACTCATGATGGTTGGAACAAAGATATTGAGGCGAAGCGTAAAGACACGCTCGATACGATCGAGGCGTTTAAGAGCCGCCTCATCGCGGTTGCCCTAACACCCTCCAGGTCGTCTCGTTACAACCTTGACAACGCCTTTGTTGGCGCCCAGATGATGGATGGCCGGACACAGTACATGGCGACCATCAACTTGACCGAGAAGATGGAGGGACGCGTCGATACTGTCAACAAGAAGATTGACGACCAGATTGCCGCACTGCCTAACACCTACTACAACAAGACGTACCTTGACGCAGAGTTCCAGCGGGTTGCGCAGTACGATCAGGCTGTCATCATCGGCTCGTCCAATGTGAAGACCGACGGCGGCGCGTGGGCAACTCAGCTAGCAACTGAGTACGGGTTCAAGCGTGCACACAACTACGGTATCGGAGGCGGCGCCTTCACCAGCGCACAGGGTGCCCGTTTCGACACACAGATCCAGAACGCGTACCGGGCGCTTGGCGACAACAATCGGCGGGTTGGAGGAGTATTCATCATCGACATGCTCAACGACATACGCGCCATGCACAACGTCCAGCAGATGGCCGAGGTGTGTGCGGGAATGATTGAGACGTACTGGCCAAATGCCAAGGTATACTGCATCCCAGTCATCTGGAATGACAGCAGTCTCAACTCGGGTAAGATGAGTGAGTCGATCCAGGCGCGCACCAGTGAGTTCATGTGGGCGTTCAATAAACTCTCTCCTGCCATTTGTGAGGGGTCTCTGTCCTGGTTCCACGGCGACAAGAGCGTGATTCGCGGGAATGACGAGGTGCATCTCACCGACGACGGGTACCAGCAGGCCAAGCGTTATGCGCTCGGCTGGCTGCGAGGAGGAACCTCCTGGAACGACTATGGATGGCGCGACCTCTCTCCGTGGGGTGAGGACGCTAACGGGCTCAAGAAGTCGACCATGACCCTGCGCATCAAGCGGGAGCACACGAACGCCTACATACGTGGATGGTTTGAGGTTATTGCTCCCCTAGGGTCGGACCACCCGATCTGGTCCATCCCCGGATGGGCAACCCCTTACTCGAACCAGTACTTCCAGGGAATGACGCCTAGTCGTGAGTGGAAGACATTCTATGTAAACACTGCTGGACAGCTGGTGTCGGCCGATCCCCTGCCTGTCGGAAGTCAGATCTACATCTTCTCCCAGTGGGGAGTGTGGTGATATAGCCGAGTGAGCCTCCTGCTACACTTGTAGCGGGAGGTTCACTTATGGCTTGGGATGAGCAGCATAAGAAAGTTGCTATCAAGGTAATCGGTACCGTTGAGTCCAACATGGACTATGGCGCAATTAATTATAACGACCCGATCACCGTAGGAATCGCGCAGTGGTTTGGGACACGCGCCGCAGGACTGCTGCACTCTATCCGTAACACGCAGCAGTGGCAGCAGAAGATGAACGGGAGCACCCTCGATATTAACGGGCTCTCTCGCCACACCGCGAGCGACCCCTGGTGGAACACGTTCTACCTCTCACGCGCCTATGACGTGTCCCTGAGAGAGTGCCTCAAGGCCAACAGCGCAACCCAGGACGCCCTCCTCGTAAAAGACATCGAGGGATACACCGCGACCGCGACACAGTACGGACTCGACTACAACAACAACACCGACGCGTTCATCCTGTGGGCGTGCGCATACCACCAGAGCCCGCGACAGGCGCTGCGGGTACTCATGCGCGGGGGAGGGGGCATGGGGTTACGCGCCATGTACTCCGCCATCCTCGCAGACGGGGTCCTCGGACAGTACAAGACCCGCTACGAGAAGGCGTACGCCATCATCTCCTCGGGTGACACAAGTGGTGTCGGTAGTGGTGGTGGGGCTGGCGGAGCAGGCCTTGGTAATGGAACGGCTATCAACGCTAACGGTAATCAGGAGATTACCATTGAGGGTGGAGAACTTGTCGTTCAGACAGATAACAGCAACGTGATGTTCGCGCAGACTAAGTTCGGAAACGTCAATCTCTACCCATGCGGCATCAATGCCTGGAAGGCCAACCTTAACGATATCAAGACGATCGTCAATGTTGCTGTTGAGCAAGCCGCTGGTCAGGCGCAAGCGGGAGGAGGTGGCGGTGCTGGGGCTGGTGACGGATCTGCTGGCGCTAAGGCTCTTGCTTGGATGAAGAGTCGCATCATGAAGTTCAAGTACCGACAGGCGCCGGGAAGGCTCGACCCTGACCGATCAGGATTCACGGACTGTAGTGGAAGCATCTACAGGGCCTACATGGACACCAGCGGCATCAACCCAGGCACCTGGACGGGCGACATGTACTTCAGGGGGTCCGCTGTTATTGAGCGTGGGAGGGGGACTATGAGCGCTGCCCAGCAGGCAATGCTCAAGCCGGGCGATCTCATCGTCATCTCCTGGGGTGGCGGCTACCCACACACCGACCACGTAGAGATGTTTGTGGGTCCGGGACAGACGATCGGACACGGCGGTGACGGGCCCGGGCCCCATATCAACTCTATTGGCATGCTCTCAGGAGCGGCGTGGTGGACGGTGAGGCGTCATGGTTAAAAAGAAGTTCAGCTACTACTCGTTCTCGAACGTCCTCTCGTACGGGGGCGTCTACAACATGATCATGGGTGCTCGTGGCCTCGGTAAGACCTACGGGGCCAAGAAGATCGTTATCAGGAACGCGATCGAGAAGGGGCAGCAGTTCATCTACCTGCGCCGCTACAAGACGGAACTCAAGGGCAGGAACTCGTTCTTCGCTGACATTCAGCAGGAGTTTCCTGACCAGGAGTTCCGGGTGGAGGGACAGTTTGCTCAGCGTAAGGTTGACAGCAAGTGGGAGACGATCGGGTACTTCATTCCGCTCTCGACAGCGCAGGCGAACAAGTCGATCGCATACCCGAACGTCTACACGATCATCTTCGATGAGTTCATCATCGACAAGGGGAGCCTGCGTTACCTGCCCGACGAGGCAAAGGTGTTCATGGACTTCTACTCCACGGTGGACAGGTACCAGGACCGTGTGCGCTGCCTCATGCTCTCGAACTCTGTGAGCATCATGAACCCATACTTTATTCGGTTCCATATTGAGCCGAGGGCGGGCATTGCTCGTCATGCTGATGGTTTCATCGTTACTGACTTCGTTGACTCCAAGGAGTTTGCGAACGAGGTCGCACATACGCGGTTCGGGTCCTTCGTTGTTAATCACGCTGAAGACTACGCCGACTACTCCATTAACAACGAGTTTGCTGACAACTACGACGACTTCGTCATGAAGAAAACTGGAAGAGCCCAGTACCAGTTCACTCTCCGAACTCCTCAAGGAACCGTCTCCATCTGGGTTGACGGCGGAACCTGGTTCGCCCAGAAACGGCTTCCCCGCGGACCTCAGGTAAGATGGGCCTATAAGGTAAACGACCTTCGAGAGGGTGAAAGACTTTTGCTGTACGGCGACAAGATCCTGTCAATCATGCGCACCGTGTACCGCAAAGGGCGCTTATTCTCTGACTCCCCAGAAACTAGAAACATGTTTGCGGAGATATTCGTGCGATGATAGAAATCCCTAAACTCACGATCGACATAGCAGTAGTCACCGGCATTATCGCCCTCACAGGCCTCCTAGGACGCCTCATCTACCGCATCAGTCGATACCTCGACCACATGTCATGTATGCTAGACGCCTGGGAGGGAACTCCCGAGCGACCTGGCGTTCTGGAACGTCTAGATGACATCGAAGACAAGATAAACGACGTGCAGTACCACGTAAAACCCAATCACGGCGGGTCATCAATAGACGCCCAGAACCGCCAGATCGCTGAAATACTCACCTACCTAAGGAGCAAGTAATGTCTCAGCCCGTAGCACCCGAGCCCCCAAAGTTCCTCGGCAACCCCAGCACCCGACTCTGGCTCTACGGCGTCTTCTTCGCCATCAGCGTCGCCCTCGGAGTCTGGGGCCTCCTCGACGGCGACAAGATCGCCGCCATCAACTTTGTTGTCAGCGCTGTCCTCGGAGTCGCAGCAGGCAACGTCCCCACCCGCCCCGACGGCAAGCACGAGGCCTGACGTGACCACACGACAGGACATCCTCAACATACACACACC